CAAGAAAATGAGTAATTTTGTATGTCTCGCCTACTGCATTCTTGTGGCAGGATCACTCATCGCATTATGGTGGGACCTGATTAAACTAAACAAAAAAGTGCCAAATGACTAACCCATTAAAACGGATTTTTGATTTAATCATCGTTTTCTTGCTGTCAATATTAATCATCATTTTCGGCGAACCATCATAAGATGATACAAAATGATACAAACCGAACAATTACCAACAGCCACATTCATTCGTTTACCAAAAATAAAGCATGGGTTGATTCAGAAACAAACCCATGATCAAATAGCCAAAAACTGCAATGTTACTCGAATCACTATAGAAAGAGATCTCACAAAATGGTATGCAACAGACGACTTCTATAAATGGTTGCATGATCTGTGGATACACCTTTACAGTAGCATTCAAAACGACGAACTTGTATTCCGCGAAGTCACACACCTCATAGGGAAGAGTATGACCCAACATATTGAAGCGTTTAGCTACGAGAAAATTGAGGGAATAGTTACAGTTGACACTACAGACGATGAAGACGCGATCTTATCCAAAGCAGCTAATATTCTTGCCCGAAAAGATAGGACTAGAAGCCTTCACTAAATATTTAGGATACAATAATGCGCCTTTCCACAACGACTGGTACACCATACTACAACCAGAAAACAACCTTGAACATTTTAGCCCATTAAAGTTTCACCCAAAAGCCCTCAAAAAATACCACGTCGAATGGCCGCGTGGACACGCTAAAACCGAAACTACCAGCATCAACTATGTGTCTTGGTTAGTCGGCAACTACTCTAACATTCACATTAACATAGTGTCCAAAACAGCTAGCTTAGCAGAATCTATACTGACAGCTTTAATGACGCGGTTTGAAGTAGACGAAAAATACAAAGACGTTTTCGGCGAACTTAAACCAGCTGACCCACGCAAGTGGACAAGCCAACAAATCATAGTAAACCGAACAGAAATCAGCAAAAACCCAACAATCAAAGCCACAGGACTATTCGGACCCATAACAGGCGGACGATCCGACCTCGTAATTTGCGACGACATCATAGACGAAGAAAACGTGGGTAGTCACCTGCAAATCGAAAAGGTTGACACATGGTTCAACAAAGTCTTGTATCCTACGCTTTACCCATGGGGCGGAGTCATAGTTATAGGCACACGATGGCACTACGCAGACATATACGCTCATTTTTTGGAAACGTGGCCTAACAGCGTCCTAAAAGCCATTCAGCATGACGGTTCAGTGTTGTGGCCTGAATACTGGAGTTTAGAGAAGCTTGAAGAAAGACGCGATGCAATCGGCACAATCTTCTTTAACTGCCAGTACCAGAATGACCCAACTGGCATGGAAGGCGAACTACTGAAATCGTCATGGCTTCACGACTGGGAAAATCTGCCAACATCAAACTGCACCTACTATGCTGGCGTTGATCCGTCTCTTGGAGAAGGAGACTACTTCGGCATAGCAACCTTAGCTTATGATCGAACCATTAACCAAGCTTATTTAGTGGATGTTTGGGCTGAACATATGCCTTTCCCGACCATCCTAAAAACTAAGCTACCTCTACTGCACAGTCAATACCGTTACGCTAAAATGTACATGGAAACCAATTTTTGGCAAAAACTACTCATGCAAATGCCTGAACTACACGGATACCCCATTGTTCCAATTCAGACCGTGAAAGACAAAGAATCACGGTTCATTCCCATGAGCAGCCACTTTGAAAGCAAACGAGTTCTCGTTAACCCTTTAATTAACAATCAGAAAAGCGAATTTTGGCTTGAATGGGTCCAATTTCCGCATGGACAACATGATGATGCTTTGGACTGTGTGGAAATGGTGGTAAGAAACGTTGTTCAAACTGCTCAGCCCGCATGGATTTTACGTTAAGCATAATTTTGAGTGAGCATCTTCGCATATAAAGTGAAAACTTCATCAGCTATCTCAGCAGCCTTAGCTTTATCCGCATCAGTATGGTCAGCACAAATTTTCATGTATATCTTCCCTAAATGTCCATGACGCATGAAATCTTTATATATTATGCAAGGTTGTTCAGATAATACTGAACCACAAATTAAACAGAGATTATCTGGCCCAGACAAATTTACATCTATATTGTCTGCACTAGAAACTGAAACCATAATTTTATGTCCTTTTAACGGTTCAAATTCAAATTGCACAGCCTTTGGAATATTAATGATAAGTCGAGTGTTGAATTTGGATACGGTTCCACGAAATTTAATATCTTCATCCATCATATATCACCTCAGTTAGTTAATAGACTAATCTCCATATTAACCTTTTGGCTAATTAATGTATAAGTGATTAAAATGCCACCTAACCCGAAAGGAATAAAAGCCACCCGAGACGGCGGCTTATTCATTCATCCCAGCGCGCTTGATAGTGAAGAAGGCAGCAGCATCCGTGTTCCTCAAGTCGCAACAGAGTTGGGCGCGGGGTTCGGAGACACAATCACAGACACTGACAGACAATTCGCATCTGAACGGGAGCCTGTAGCCAACAAACTCACCTATGGCGTAGCCAAAGACGTTTTTGACAAATGGTTTACAGTAGATGACCCTTCAACTGAAGGCGGCGACCCCAAAATTGATGAGGCAGTACAAGACGCTTTAACAATTCTTAAAGCTAAAGAAAAATTGACTAAGGCTGTTGAATATGAACGCATTTACGGCTGGAGCCTCATTGTAGGCAGCTTCAACGATGTTTCAGACGTAAAGAACCTTCAAAAGCCACTGGCGAAGGGCAGTCAGCTCATGCAAATAGAAGCTTACCCTGAAACCAGCGTGGAAGTATGGACAAAAGACCCGAATCCTAACAGCATACGGTTCGGCGAACCTGAAACTTATAAGGTTAACCGCGGCGAAGGATTATACCTCTACATTCATTATACGCGCGTCTTTAAAGTTCAGACCAGAAGCAACGGAGCCAGCGTCTTAGACCCTGTTTGGGACGACCTTTGCTGTGGACGCAACATTCGTTGGGGCACAGCTCAATGGATGTACAGGACTGGCGGAGGCTTTCCCGTCATAAAATTTCCGCTTGGCACAACTAAAGAGCAGCTTGAAGAATGGGTAGACAGCAGTGCCTTCAGCAACTTGATGAGCCGAACCTACATCGGCATCACGGGCGACATGGACTTTGATTTTAGGGGAGCAGCAGGACGTGCTCTTGATCCTCAACCTTTCTTTCACACAAACCTTGAACAGATCAGTGCAGGATCAGGCATTCCTGAACCTATGTTGAGGGGTGCGCAGGCAGGCGCGTTGACTGGTAGCGAAGTGAATCAGCAACAGTATTACAAAGTGATCAGTGGCATTCAAGCCTGCTTAGAGTCCGCAATCAGATGGATTATTGACAGGCTAGTTGAGGCTGGACAAGTCAATCTGTTGCAGAAACCTATCAAATATAAAATATCTGATCAAATGAGAAAGTGGCTTAAAATGGATGCTTCTCCCCGTCCTGAACTGTTAAAGTATGTGATTGAGTGGGTTAGCGCGTTTGAATTGAGCGAGCTGGATGAAAAGCAAGCTTCGCTGTTGGAGGAGCAGGCTAACGAGGTGCGACTCAAATACATGACTAAAGACGAAGTGCGCGCCATGAATGATTTGGATCCTTTAACTGAGGAACAGAAGAAAGAAATGGCTCCTGCACCGTTTCAGCCGTTTGGGCAACAGCAAGAACCAAAGCCTCCTTTTGAGAGTAAGGGAGACAAAAAATATACGGTGATTGAACATGCAAGCACTCCAAATAATCCGAGTGGTAAAAGCGGTTCAAGATAGTCAAGCCCGCATTTTCATTAGCACTCCGCCAACATTCTTCAGCGTAAATGATGTATGGATGTATGTGGAGATAAGTGACGACAAAACCTGCATGGACTGCCATGCAAACGCTCAGTTAGAAGGCGGCGGCATGTATTATGGCAACCACTTGCGGGCATTCTTTCCCTACCTCGAAATATTGGATGATGACACAATCAAAGTAAACGAACATCCAAACTGCCGATGCTTACTTGTTAGAGTTTCAATGAAGGAATAGAAACTGAATCTTGAAATCGGGTGCGGAAACCACCCCCTTCTCCAAAACGGACTGTTAATTGACATAGACCGCAACACGAAAGCACAACTCCTATGCGACTTTCACAGTTTGCCTTTCCAGCCCGACACATTCAATCTTGTCGTGTTCAGCCAAATCTTCGAGCACATGAACAACCCATTTCAATGCCTGCAAGAAGTTAAAAGAGTCTTGAAGGACACGGGAAAATGCTTGATGACGATTCCCAACTTGCTCATATTCGGGTATTTCCGCAAATGCCTGTTAAACCATGACTTGAACGA